GAATAACACGCTCGATGTCGGCTTGCGCCAATGCGTGCTCATTAGCGAACGAGGCAATGCCAAAGTCCAGAATATCTGGAACGATTGCTTGCAAGTCTGAATCTGTGCTGAACGCCATTTGTTAATCCTCAGTTAAAAGACGCCCCCACACCACTATGATGCAGGGGCTTTCTTTTACTTACAGACCAGCGTCAAAGTACATCTCAACGCCATAAGAATCGTCCAACTCACCGACACCGTAGATGGCGGTAGCGTTCAATTCCCATGCGCGGTTAGATGCGTCACGCTGTGGCTCGATGTTGAAGTCACGCTTCATTGCCAAAGCCAAGGCTTCAGGAGCGAAAATCGCGCCTTTAGCATCGCCTGAACCGTCGATAGTCACGTTAGCAGACTCGAAAATGTCGATGCCAGCGATAGTGCCGACATAGCCATTACGCATTGCTTCGTTCTGCAAGTCACCGCCATTGGGGTTGGCAAAGGTGTTTGTCAGGTTAGCTTTCAAAGCGTAAGTCTGATAGGGGTGGAACACACCAACGATGCGACCCATTACCTTGTTAGCACGCAGGGTTGCAGCGGCTTGGAACAGGTAAGCGGCAGACAGTTCGGTAGTCGTAGCACCCAAAGAGCTTGAGAAGCCATCGAACAGAGCGATAAGGTCTTTGTCCATCTTGGTAGCGATAGCGTTACCCAACACCGTACCGAGTTCTTCAGCGGGGTTGCCAGCGCCCATTGCGGCGAGGTCAGTCAACAACACTTGTGCGCCAACTTCAGCAACCGTGATAGCCACGCTTGAAGTTGAAACAGCGGTAGATGACATATCCGTACCTTCGGTCAGCGCGGCGGCTGTGATGGCGGGATATTTGGGCACTTGAACTGTTTTACCAGCTTGTGCGTCGATGTTGTAGACGGTAACAAGGTTACGCAACAGAGATTGTTCTTCTGCGGTGTAACGTGCTTGTGCGACGATATTGACAAACAAGTCGTCTAAGGTGCTTGAGGTGGTTGCTGCCATGATTTAACTCCAGAAAAAAAGAAAGTGGTTATTTGCGCTTTTTACTGGCGGCAAAGGCTTCACGCCCACCGTTTTCCCAGTTACTTAGCATTTGAGCCACAGAACTTGGCTTCTGTGTCGAGCCTCCAGCATTACCACTTGAGCCAGCACCACCAGAGGAGGCGCGAACAAAATGAGGGTTAGCCGTTAAGAATTCTTCCATCAGTTCATTGACTGATAGCAATTCACCGTTGTCATTGTAGCGAATACTTCCGTTCTTATCAAGAATCTCGACTTGACCGTCATCGCTCAATCTGGTTTGACCTTTTAGCAAAGCCGAAACCTGTTCGGGTGAAACTGCATTTTTAGTTGATGCGGCATTTAATAACGCACCATCAACCTGAATCTGGTGTAGCTTTGCAGTCAACGATTGAATTGTCATGTCTTTCTTTTCGACAGTCTTTTTCAATACGTTTTCAAACTCGCCACGTTCCTTTTGGCGCTCCAACTCGGCTTGCTCACGTTCTGCCAAAACGCGCTTTGCTTCGTCAATGTCTACGCCATCGGTCATTTTCTCAAACCGCTTACGCTCTCGCGCTAAACGCTGTTCAAGAATCTTATCGACATCCGCTTGTGTGAATGTCTTACTTGCCCCACCGCCTGATTGTTCATCGTTTGGTGTACTTACTTCATCATCCATGATTTCATCGCTCATGTGCGTATCCTCTTTCGAGTGGTTAAAAAACTATTAAAGTTTGCCGAATATAGCATATTGCTATTCAGTAAACACTGGTCTCCAATGATGGCGGCAATTATATCCACCGCGAACAATAAAGGGGTCGCCTGATGATTTACCAACCCAATCACCAGACCATATTTGCCTGATTTCTTCTTCGGTGTAAGTCTTGCCAGAATGAGTGCGGCAAAACTCCCGTGTATCGTTAATGTTGGAGCCGTAATACAGCCAAGCATCAGCGCCCGAATCCATACCAGTCTTGGTGACGATAGAAGCGTCAAACTGCATTAGCGAGTCATGCACCATTTGGCTGGCATATCGGCGCATATTGTTGCCCAGCTTGTCGGCGGCATAAATGCT